ACGACCCGTTAAGATCAACCTGAGTTAATCTATAATATGAAATACCATCAAAAGGAAATTTATCAAAATATTTATATTCTTTTTTAGTTGTGCTATAAACAGAGGTCTTGATTTTCGTTAGATATGCGAAGGTAACTAAATCTTTTGATTTTTCCAAAATAAAATAATCGGAGTTTGTCTCACTCATTGTAACCCACTTAGTTATAACTCCACCATATGTTGGTGTTGCTTCAAATGAGGATAATTCAACAGGTAATTGCGTTGACTCAACCCAATATGGACATATTGATGATATCCCCTGACAAAAAAAACCTCCTGATGCACTTCCAGTAACACACCAAGAATAATTATGACCAATAATTAAATTTGCAAAAAATTGACCATCTCCAACCGTATAATCATCCGTTTTATCGCAAAGCGTTAATTGACTGAAAGATACATTACTACAACCCAAAGATGTAAAAGCAAAATTTAAATAAACACCATTACTTTGTGCTGTAAAATCAAAACAAAATGTAAATGTTTTTTCAGGTTTTGGTAACAAATAACAATATCCGTTTTGTAACAAAAAATCATATGTTGGTATTGGATTATCTATGAACTTTACAGGGCCTATTAATGTATCACATATATTTGACTGCGAACCCGACGACAACATCTCAATGTCAAAAGTTTGCCCTTTTTGTGCTAAAATAGAATTAGAAAAAGTAAATAGTAATATAAGTAAAAATAGGGATTTCATATCAATAAATATCAAAATTTAATGTAATTCAAGTAACTTAACAAAATATTATTATCTTTGCAACATGAATATTTTCGTATTAGATACCGACATCGAGAAGTGTGCAAAGGATCACTGCGACAAACATTGTGTTAAAATGATTTTAGAGTCCTGCCAAATTTTATGTGGCGTGCATTGGTCCATTGGTGGTGACGCTCCTTATAGATTGAGTCATAAAAACCATCCTTGTTCTATTTGGGCTCGTACTTCTTATTCAAATTATGTTTGGTTAACTGATTTAGGACTTGAACTGTGTAAAGAATATGAGAGAAGATACGGCAAAATACACAAAACTAAATCAGTATTAGAATGGTGTTTAACAAATAAACCTAACATACCTGATTTAGGATTAACTCCTCATGCAAAAGCGATGCCTGACGAATATAAGGTTGATGATGTTGTGCAGTCATATAGAAATTATTATAAAGAAGGTAAGAAAGATATTTTGAAATGGAAAGATGGTTATAAACCTGAGTGGCTGTAATTAAGCACAACCCCCCTCTTTACAAAACATTTGTTTTTCTTTTTCCCTCCTTATCTTCAAACCCGAAAACCCGGGTTTATCGCTTTTAAATGTTAAAATTTTGGCTGCAGCATTTTTAAAATCACCCTTTTTAACATAATCAATTACTTCATTTTCAGAACTACTACCTCTTAATGAACCACAACCGGCATTAAACGCTAAAGAAGTTAATGTGTCAAACATACTTTGAGTTATTGGTCTATTAATATTCTTAGATTGCCAATCTGAGAATATTCTTTTAACACAATCAGATGCCGATTGAGCATCTTTTCTTAATATTTTTTCAGCCGTTGATTGGTTTATTTTATTTTTGGGTTTTGCGTATTCACCCGTATGACCCCACCCTATTGTCCAAACATCACCCGGTACTTTATATGATTGTAATACAGGTTGGCATTTTGATCCGGCTTTACCTTCCTCACATTTTAAAAAACTAATCAATTGTTCTGACGGTGACAAACTTGTTGGATTTTGTAAATTCAAACTTGGTTTGCTATATTGAATATCACCTTCTTGATTTATTGTATGAGGAATATTTTTTTGATTTAATAGTTTTACGATCTCATTTTTTTCTGACTCAGTAAATTCCATAAAAGAATTAACAATATCATAAAAATTTTCCTTATATTTTGTTTCTAATTTCTTATTTAACAATAAAAACATGTTTTTATTAGCAATTTTGTTAATTGCATCATAAACTTTTTGTTCATCAGTTCCAACACCTGACGTTGCGTTATAAATTTGGTCAGCTAATGACTCAATTTTATCTGTTTTTACTTGCTCAATTAATCTTTGTAATTGATTTTCTTTGATGATTAATTCCATACGATTATATATATAAATATGTGTTGATATTAACTTATTTTATTCATATATTTTTGAAAAATTAAATTATGAAAAAAATTCAAGACGGAGATACCGTAAAAGTTAATTACACAGGTAAATTTGAAGATGGTTCAGTTTTTGATTCATCATTGGTTGAAGGAAGACAACCACTTACAGTAACATTGGGTCAAGGACAACTTATCCCTGGATTTGAGAAGGGTCTGATTGATATGGCGGTCGGAGAAACCAAAACTATTGAGATTCAACCAAACGAAGCTTATGGTGAAGTGAATGAAGATATGTATCAAGAAGTTGAAAAATCGGTTTTACCCGAGGATTTACAAGTTGGTATGATGTTGCAAGCTAGCGGTCCGCAAGGTGTTTTTAATGTCTTAGTTAAAGAAATTAAAGAAACAACTGCTGTTTTAGACGCTAATCATCCATTGGCTGGAAAAAAACTATTTTTTGATTTAGAAGTAGTAGAGGTAGCTTAAATCAAAAACCCCGATTTTGGTCGGGGTTTTTTTAAAAATATAAAACATGAAAGTTACAGTTTTAGAAAAATTAGGAGAAGATCTTTATCTTGTTATGTCCGATGATGGGCAAACAGCAATTGCCACTCAAACAGATATTGATAATCTTAAAAAAATAGGTAATCTACATACACCACAAAACGAACAAATATCAAATGATTGATATTTATCATCATATACTTATTATATGATGAAATTACAAAAAAAATTTATAAATGAGGTATTAGGAGTTCCTTCTAATATTGAAAATGTCTCAAAAAGATTATTTAATTTCTTTTCTAAAAAAATAGAAGAAGAAGGTCAGAATATTATAGACCCCGATGAAAATTACGAATTTGAATTTCAGGGGAGATTTAAAATTGCTGATTTTAATTTTAATACTATCAATTTAAATTTAGGATTTATAGAGACTGAAAAAGTTGATGAAATTACCATAATTAATATGGCGTTGGGTATTCAGGCAAGAATGGATCCCACATCTTTAAAGTTAATATCAAGAAAAACTAAAGGAATTAATTTAAGTGTCCGTTTTGCACTACCTATATCAAAACAAACCAAATTCTCAGAGTTACTTGATTTTGTTCAAATAGAAGAGTTAGAACTTCAATCTTCGTTCTCACATGAATTAATGCACGCATTTGAAGATTACAAAAAACCTTATGAAACTCCTGAAGGTAGGGCAAAATACTCTGCATTGCAAAATGTAAGTTTTGGTATTCCACCTTTAAATGAATTTGTGTATTATCTTTATTTTGCTTCAGCAACTGAAAATACTGTTAGACCTTCTGAAGTTAATTCAATAATGAAAAAAGGAGATATCAGAAAAGATATGTTTGTTGATTTTTTGTTATCAAACAGAGTGTATAAAATGTATAAAGAAATAAATAATTTTTCTTTAAATAATTTTAGAAATGAAATGTTAAATTATATGCCAAGAATTAATGAAATATTAAGTATGTCCAATGAGCAAGATAATTTTGAAAATGATATTGATAAAGTGGATAGAATATTAGAATTATATTACATTAATTTAAGTAATAAGATGATTGAGCAATATAAAAATTTACTAACTACTGATTTTCATGAAATGTTTATTGGTTTTTCTGGTGATAAACAAAAATTGTATAACGATTTTATAAATGAAACTCAAAGATTTAAAAATAACCCTTTAAAATTTTTTGAATATCAGGAGAAAAAAATAAGAAACGTTTCAAATTATATGTTAAAAAAATTATCTAAATTGTACGCCCTTATTGAAGATAAAAAATCAATTAAGAATTGGGATCTTCATACTAAAATAAATAAAAAAACTCAGATTGAATCAAAATACAGGTATTAAATGAAAAAGTTGGATTCGTTAATTGAAAAGGTAATTTATAATTCGTATAAAGATAACATATTTAACGTAGAATTTAGAAATAAAAGAGTTTATTTGGGTTCATCTTCTGAGTTACCCGAAGAGGAAAGAACAATAAACGTAACGGTGATTATCATAACCCTTAATAATTTAGATTCCAAATACCAAAATTACGAATTGAAAAGTATGCGTAGAGAGATTATAGATAAAATAGATAGTATTTTTAGTCTTAATTATATGTATTATGGTTCAAAGTGGGACTTTGAATTTAAAGTCGCTGAAGTAAATAATTTATTATGAAAAAATTAGATTCAAATATAGTCAAAATACAAAAGATAATGAGGGTCTCTAATTTGATTACTGAAGCATCCAAAAAAGATGTATTGGTTAATAAAATTGGATTGTCAGAAGAAGTTGCCAATTATTTTGATGAAAAATGTGGAGGTTTAGCGGTTATAATGTTTAAAAAAATGATGTCATATCTAAAAGATAGATTTACACATTATAATACCAATTACAACGATAAGGATATAATTGACATTATAAATAAAAATAAGGGTCCTGGTTATACAGAAAAAGAAAGATTGCAATCTATTATGGATTGGGTTAGAGTTGGTCTTAATGGAAGATTAAATCAATATCAAGATTTAGGTTTTTATGAATTATATGAAAAATCAAAAGAATGGCATGATTCATTAAATTTAGGGCAAGGAGATATTAATTACAAAGAAGAAAATGATATTATAAAAGATTTCAGAGATGAAAAAGGTAATGGATTTTATTGGGCCGACTTAAATACAAATTCTTCAGATGAAGAATGTAAAAGAATGGGTCACTGCGGAAGGACAGGTTCAAATAACAATTTATATTCATTAAGAGAGCAAAGGCAATTACCTGGTGGTAAATTTTCATTAAATAAAAGTCATTTAACCGCATCTATCGGTGATAATGGTATTTTATATCAGTTAAAAGGACCGAAAAATAGCAAACCACAAGAAGAATTTCACAAATACATTTTACCATTATTTTTTGTTTTAGGCGGTGGTGGAGAACAGGAGGATTACCTAATACAAGGTTTTGGTTCTGAATACGCATCAAATTTAGATTTTAAGATTACCGATTTACCTGATGAAACAATAAAAGAACTTTATGATCAAAGACCTGAACTTTTCAGTGGATATTATTTAAGAAAAAAACTTAAAGAGATGGGTCTTATAGAGATGCCTTCTTTTGGTGAGTTTATACTTAAAATTCCAACCGAATATATAGGTAACTATGTTGATGGAGATTTTGTAACACATACAAGAAGATGGACGGATGAAAATGGAAATAAAAGAGAAAAACGTACATATTTTTTTGAGGAGTTATTAACTGACCCTTGGGATTTTTGGGATAATTGGGAAAATCAAGATTGGAAATCCGCATTGGAATATTATGTAGATAAAGAAAATGAAAAAAAGATTAGAGATTATCTTATGAGTCTCGCAGAAAATCCTTCGGAATATGAAGACATTTCATTGGAGGAAATGGTAGATGAATTAGATGATGATAACCAAGTTAAAGGAGCCTTAATGTCAGCCGCAAATGATTGCGAACGCGATGATTATGTCAATGCTTTACAAGAACACATGAAAGAACTTTTAGAACAGTATGGCGATGTAATAAAATTAGATGATCAAGGTGCTGAAATAAAAGTCGATTTACAAAACTTTATTGATAACAACATAGAAAACGATGAATGGTTATTTAGGACCATTGAAAACTGCGGGGAAAAAAACTCTGAATGTATTTTTGAAGAAATAATTTCAGATTTTAGTTATGATGCACCAAAATGGAATTTTGATGATAGATTTACTCCTGATGTTGATGAAAGATTGTTTAATGAGATTTTGTCAGATAGATTGAGCGATTTCATTAAAAATTAGTCGGTTTCCTTTGAAGCGTATTTAACGCCCATAATTGTTCCTATAATACTAAAAGCATTTGTTAGTAAAATACCAAATAAATTAGACCAAGTTGATCCGATTATTTGAGTATCCTTGTTATTAAACAAAGCAATGCCATACATCGCAGTTGTTATTAATCCAACGGTTATAATCACACCTAAAGAAACCTTGACTATTCTTTCAATTAATCTAGTTTGTGTTTTCTTTTGAAGAACATCTAAATCACTTTCAACTATTTTTTTTGCATTTTCTGCGTCAATTCTAGCTTGTTCTGATTTTAACATCTCTTGTTGTAATTCCAAACTTATTTTTTCATTTTCATCTCTCCATAAAATTAATTCTCTGTTTTGATTTTCAAGTTGTAATTTTGTATCCTCAACAGATGATAAACTTAATTTAAGTTCGTCCAAAATTCTTTGATTTTCTAAATTTAAAGATACTAACTCCTCGTTTTTAAATTGGATCTGTTTTGTAATATCTAATCTTTTTCTTCTATGTTCTTTATCCTTTTCTAAACAAGTTTTAATATACTCCTCAAATTGTGTGTCACCAGAATAATCAATAACTCTAATAATATTTCCCTCAAGACATATGTTTTTTGTCTTACAGAGATTTATTAGTTGTTGCCTTACTTGTTTGCTAAAGTTAATCATTTGTAAATCTTAAATGGGGCGGTTCTTTTTTTATAACCCTCGTAATCTTTTTTAAATTCTTCTAGTCTTGGTTCTATATCATCAGATTTAATTATCCAAAATTGAGCACCCGCTTGCAAAGCTTTCGCTTGTTCCTCAGACTCATTTGATGAAGAAATTATTCCGATAACAACGTTATTACCATATTCAAAGTTTATTTTTCTGACCAATTCAATTCCGTCAAATGTGGAACCAATCATATTTAAATCAACAAAGACACATTCAGGTTTGTCTTTACCACCTTTTTCATACCACTCTTTAAACATATTGGCCGCCTCATCAGAACTATCTATTGTTCTCATAGATAAACTAATATCAAGCAAAGAGCACGCATCTTCAAAAACCAAATGAAAAAGAGTTTCATCATCAACAAGTAAAATTGATTCAATCATTTCATGTTAGGTTATAATCTCTTTTATTTTACCATAAATATCAAAAAATATTTATTTGTTTAATATTTATCTGTAAAATTAAGTTATGTTGAAATTAGGAATGAAAGGTGATGACGTTAAGTTATTACAAACAAAATTAGGTATAACGGCTGATGGTGATTTTGGTCCAAAAACCGAAAAGGCTTTAAAGGAATGGCAAACAAAAAATGGTTTGACCGCAGATGGGGTTGCCGGATCTGCAACTTTATCAAAATTAGGTATTTTATTAAAAGAAGATGTTTTAATTCAACCAAGCAATTCTTTAAATTATCAAAAACTAAGTGGTATAATACCAACAACAGTGTTATTAGAAATTCCAGAGACTGCATCTAAATTTAATATCACAACAAATTTAAGATTGGCGCATTTTTTAGCCCAATGTGCTCACGAAAGTGGTAATTTTAGATTAACAAATGAAAATCTAAATTACTCCCCTGAAGGATTAAGAAAAACATTCGGAAAGTATTTTCCAGGAAACTTATCTGAAACATATGCTAGACAACCCGAAAAAATTGCATCAAGAGTTTATGGAGGTAGAATGGGAAATGGTGATGAATCAACAAAAGATGGTTGGAAATATCGTGGGAGAGGATACATACAGCTTACAGGAAAAGAAAACTATAGAAATTTTTCAAGATTTATAGGTGAAGATTGTGTCGCAAATCCTGATTTAGTATCGTTAAAATATCCGTTAGCATCTGCAGCATTTTTCTTTAATAGTAATAATCTTTGGTCAATTTGTGATAGAGGTGCCGATGAAGCAACGATAACAGAAGTGACAAGAAGAGTAAATGGGGGAACAAATGGTCTTGCAGATAGGATTAAAAAATTCAGAGATTTTTATGAATTATTGACCTAATAAGGATAGGTCAATTGAGGTATAATTTCATAAATTTCATAACCTGTAATTTTAGAAAAGGCTGATTTTAATAGATTATGGTATTGTAATGGTTGTAAATTCAAAATTTGATACCATTTCACATAAAATCGATATTCTAATTTACATTCTACAATTGTTTTTGATGTGGTATCTATAATGCAAATCGGATTATTATTAATACCACTAAAGATATATAGGTTATCCTTACAAACAGGAACCTTATTTATTTTCATGGCTTTAACGATATAATCTATGAAAATTTTTTCTATTTTGTTTTCGGAAATAATCAATTTACTCATTCTACGTCGTAAAATGTTGTGTTGTCAAACAGTGGATAATTTTTTTTGAACCAAATAGTTAAAACCCGATCAACATCATGATGATGTAAATTGAATATTTCGCATATTTTCCAATACATATCTTGATCAATACCTATACCACCATCAGGATGATATTCAAAAAAGAAATTTTCATTTTCATCCGTAACCCAATAATAATCTACGGACTTATGCTTTTTCAATTTCAAGTTTTTGAATTTCTGATCAAAATATCTAAACATGATATTTTTCAATTTTTCAGTTAGGTTTGTTTTCATAATGAAGGGACTGTAGGATAATTTGAAAAATCATAATCTAACTTATCAGAAAGATAATCTCGTATTAAGTCACTTAAATCACCGTAACTTACTCCGAATAATCCATGCATTTTATGAAATAAATCGGCGCTTACATTTATTCTAGTTAATAATTTAACAATAGATATTTTATATTGATCTGAATATATCTCATATACGTATTCATCAGAAAATTCATCTTTATTGAATTGTTCGTATGTAAAAATAGTATCTAAAAATCTATATATAAAATTTGTCATTCTTTCTGATATCATAAATTTTTAATCATTATTTTGATTTATCTTTTCATACATACTTTTACGACTTCTCTAATATCGTAAAACCGAAATAACATTTTTACCCAAGAGATCATTAAATGTAAATATACAAAAAAATATTATAAATTAATATCTTGATGATCGGCTATTTTTTCTAACATATCAATGAAGTAATTAAGATCGGCATGAGAAAATTGTTCCTTTTCCACGTCATATTTTTTTATATGTTCTGTTATTTTCCTTAAATGTTTCAAAACCTTTCTTTTTTTTTCTTCAGGAGATACTTTTTGTTCCTGTATTACTCGACTTACAATATTTTCTAAATCTGATTCGGTTAATCTAACTATCTTTTTCATATTAATTGTTTTTCTTAATAAATATATCAAAATAATTTTGTGGTTTCAAAAAAGTGTTATATCTTTGTCAAAAAAATAATTATGATGACACATTCAGATATCAAATCAGTAGCACCAGCAGTTTTTGCAACGTCACCTTTATCCAAACTATCAAACAGATATTCATTTGTTCCGACATTTGAAATCATTGAAAATTTTGAGAGGGAGGGTTGGAATGTTTCAAATGCAACACAAAGAGGTAAAGGTATTTATTCTCTTCATGAACTTCGTTTAAGACACAATGAGTTACCTAAAGTTGGTGATACCTTAATAGAAGCGATCATCACAAATTCTCACGATGGTTTATCGACCCTTAATATCAAAACAGGTCTTTTCAGATTGGTTTGCTCCAATGGACTTACTGTTCCGACATCTTCTTCTGAAGAATATAAAGTCAGACACTCAGGTTTTAATATAGAAGATGTAAAACGAGTAACGGAAGACTTTTCAAAAAGACTTCCATCTATTCAAGGATCCGTAAATAAAATGATGGAAAGACAATTGACAATAGACGAAAAACTTGATTTTGCAAAAAAAGCATCTGAGATCAGGTGGTTCGCCGGTAAAGTTCCGGTATCTTTAAACTATGAAGAATTACTTATTCCAAACAGAATTGATGATAATGGCGACACTCTTTGGCAAACATTTAATGTAGTTCAAGAAAAATTTATTAGAGGTGGAGTTGAATATACAACAGATAAAGGAAGAAAATCAAATCTTAGGACTATCAAAGATATTCAGGCCTCAAATAGAATTAACACTAAACTTTGGGAACTTACTGAAACTATGTTGTGATTAAAATTTAAAAAAGGAACTTCGGTTCCTTTTTTATTTCATCATAGTTCCCACATAAATATTTTTCAACCCTGTTAGTTCTTGGACTCTGTCTTTAACACCTGCTCTTACATTTCTGAGATATTGTTGTGTATGAAATTCATTTTCTCGCATCCAATCGTAATCTAAAGATAACATTATATTATAAGTGGGAAATTCTTCATCGTAATCTGGAGGATAGACATCAAAATCTTTAACTCCACCTTCAAAATCAATAAGTGAAACAATTTTTTTAATTATTTTAACCATTCTATCAGACTGAACTTCGCTTATCAATATTTTCATTTTCAATGTATATAGTCACCTTTACAAGTAAATTCGTATCTACCATTTTTATATTTGAAAAAAGATCTTACTTTGTCATCAGCTGAAACATTCATTCCTCTGAAAATTCTCTTTACAGTACTATCAATTTCCATTTGAATATCACATTCTATTTGTTCATCAAGTATGAAATGAACATCATAATATGAGTTTCTTATTAATTCAAATTCAACTACAGATTCTAGCTTTTTAATTTGTGGGTATTTATCCACAACAAATTTATTTAGCAATCTTTCAAAAAGTTTCTGATCTAATCTCACACAAATAAATATATTATCAGACTATTTTTGGATTAACATAAAGGTCGGAGAATGAGTCAGAATCAACAAACTCACTATTCAAATGGTCAACAACTTCTCTTATTATTTCATAATCTTTAAACTTATCTCCTTTTGAGGATGTTTTAATTAAAAGAGATATTGCTCCTGCTAAAATGTGTGATGTTTCTTTAACAGTTAGTAGTTCCTGCCCATTCGGATATCCTATAGATATGTTAGAACGGTTATTAGCTGTCTCAACGTCAATAATAACCCTTAAACGATTTGAACTCATATCATAATTCTTTTAATCTCTTCAGTAATTTGGACCAATTGATTTTCTAATTTTCTAATTTCGGATAGTTGTTGTTGATTAAGATCAATATCTTGTCCTTTTATTTCAGAAACTTTATTTTGTATTCTTGTGTGTAAATTAAGTAACTCACCGTACTTTACCGCTTTTTCTTGATTTGTCATAGTTTTTTGTTTAAAACATAAGAAAATTTGGATCAAAGAACACTCTATTCAAAATTTTCCTTTTTTTCTTCATACCACCATTTTTGTTTTTGATATGAGTCTATTGTTGATTGTTGGGAACTTATATTATTTTTAAATATACCACCTAAAGTTTTATCAATTCTATTTTTAAGAGCATAAGCCATAGCATTATTGAATACGTCAGATTCTTTTTGTGAAAATGGTTTTTTCATTACAAAAGTTATATTACAATTCAGTCCGTAGTCACTTGGATAAATATCACAAACAACTTTTAGAAAATTATTAGGTAATTCAAATCTACTAAGTTCTGAGCTCAATATTTTAACTACCACATTTTCTAACTTTTCAGCAAAATCTTTTTTCATAATTTTAAAATTCTAAACCTAAACCTTTTAATTTTACATCATATCTATTACTCATATAATCTTGAAATCTCCGCGTAGCATCTGAACCTTGATAACCTAGCATCTCCAATTTTTTCATTATCGTCTCAAAAAACTCTTCATCATCAATCCAAAGAGTTCCATAAAAATTTTTATGAAATGGTAATTCAGGTTTATACTCTTGTTCGTCATCAGTATAATACATTCTTTGCTCATCCCACTTTTCAGATCTCCATCTACCATAACCTTCGTCATCAATTGAGAATTTTAATTCACCAAAAAAATCAAATAAGGTATCGGATATTACCTTATCAACCAAACTTTGGAATTTATTTTCATTTATTAAAATTTTCATATTTCAGAATATAATGTTTTTATTTTTCCTACGTCTGGAAAATTGGTTTCAAACCATTTCTTCATCGGTTCATACCATAAATCACCAAACAATGAATTTAATTTGTTCTCTAAATCTGAATTAATATCTAAAATTGGAGATTTTTTAATTCTTTCTAAACCTACGTATGTCTGATCAGACCAATACTCAGGAAGATATACCATAAAAATATTATCCAATTCTTCATCTCTTATACAAATAGGATAATATTCAGGATCCTCTTGATTGTCTATATGTAATTGATCAATATCAATATTTTGATCTATGTAATTATAGATAAAATTTGATAATTTTTCTTTTTGTGATTCATTTATTAATATTTTCATAATCAATATCTACCATAAATATATAATAAACAACTATTTATTTAAGTTATGACAGACCAAAATTTATTAAAACTAAGAAGAAGATTAAATTACGATGTATTAAAACAAGAGCTTGATTGGTTTTTGGAGGATGCCGAACCTTGCGAATTTAATAACGTTGGTGACTTTATTTCTGAATATTGTGATGTTTTAAAGGATAATGCAATTGAATTTTTACCAGATGACGTTGAATTGACTCCTAAGTCCAAAGATATTATTTACCATTATATGGTGGATCTTTTTGGAAAATATTTATTTAACTATTACAAAAATTTTTGTTTTTAAAAAAGTAAGCCTATATCTTGACTATTAAAGTATGAAAGTCAAGCTATAGGCTTACCAATTAATAGAATTAATCCTCGCAGGTAACTTTGATTAACTTATTTTTAGATATCAATTCTCTAAGAAAAATAAAATAATCACCGTTCATTTTTAAATTGTAGGTATATTGGTCATAGGTTCTTCCGTTTGTAAATCTAATTGCTTTGATTTTCTTTTTACTTAATAAATCAAATTTATCAGCCTCCAAGTCAAAATTTGATTCCCCATCACAATTGAAATCATTCCAAGATAAAAGACTAACTTTTGATTGATCGTCAAATAAAAAATCTAAAGTTGAATTTTCAACACAAGAGGATCCGACTCCAACGGAGAGAACATATATTCCGTTATATTTAGCTTTACCATCTACGTAAGTTAGCATCACACTAATTATGAACCCTTTTACTTTATCTTTACTACAAAGTAGATCCTCTTTAAAGAACACATATTCTTTTTCGGTCATATTGTCTTTACAATATTCAATAACATTTTGAGATTTTGTTATTGATGTAATCATAAGAAAAAAAAGAAACAAAAATGTTTTCATATGTTAAGCACTTTCAAGTTGTTCAACAAGTTCGGTCATTTGGATATCCAAATTCAAATTAACTTCATCATCCAAAAGTAATCCCCCAGTTGATAGAGGAGAATTCCAATTAAGGTCAAAATCTTTTCTGCTTATTTTACCAGAGATTTCAAATCCGTGTTTTGTATTTCCCCAAGGATCCACATTTGCCCCATTATATACCACATTCAAAGAAATTGGTTTTGTAATTCCTTTGATTGAAATATACCCATTGATTGTTGGTGAATTAAAATCAAAATACCTTGACATAAAATCAATGGTCGGATATTTTTCACTATCAAAAAAGTCAGGACCTACAAGATGTTTATCTCTATCTGTATTATTTGTATTAACAGATGATGTCTTTAAAGAAAATTCAACGCTATATTTATCGTTTTCCTTTTCTGCTGATCCTTCAAATTCAGAGAAATTACCTCTTACAGTTGAGATCATAAGATGTTTGATTTTGAACCCAATTTCAGAGTGGGTTCTGTCAATAATTAGTTTTTCCATAGTTTAAAATTTTAGAAAAAACTAATAAAAGTTTTTTTAATTGTCAATTAAAAACCGTGAAGCCAAACATCATTAACAGATATTCCAAGATATTTTCTTGCATATTTTTTCATTATTTCATCAAATATTTTTCTACTTTCATTTTTTTTTAATCTTATTTTAGAGAAATCAAAAATATCTAAGCTGGTCAAATTATAAACCATATCCAACACAGAAGTAGAAACTTTAAAATCCTCATCACCGTCAGTGTAAAAAATCAACTCATTTTCATCTTCAGAATCCCAAAACTCATATTCTACCTTTTTACTGATTCTATTTTCAATAAATTTTTGATATAAATTGGGATATTTGATTGAAATTATTTTATCAAAAATTTTAGCATATCTTTCTATTGTTAGATCATTTAATTGTTCCTCCGTTATTATAATTTTCATCTATAATAAATATGTTTAAATCCAAATCTTTTTTTTACATACTCATAGGTCAAATCCCTATATTCATCATAATCCATACCAAACTTTTCTGGGTAGTTTCCAATCAAAGCTGCACCCCAATAAAATAAAGTATCAGGGTCTGAGATACTATAACCTAGTATTCCCTCATATCTCGGAGTATCCACACTAACCCAATCTTCTTTTTCATTAACTACAATCTGACTATCTTTAAAGATATATTCGTCAAGAAATTTAAAGATTATATTATTTAACCTTTCACTTTCAATTAATAATTTCATATAGCATAAATATACCAAAAACAAAAAAAGGGGGGTAGGGGAATTTCTTTAAAAAAGTTTTGTATATTAAAAAAAGTTGTAACTTTACATAATTAAAACAAAACCATGAAAACCATTCTGTCCATATTATTTTTTGTTATAGTTAAATTATCATATTCTCAAATTTTTATCGTTCAATATGATACCATAACTCATTACACTTGTAAAAAAAATATGACAATTGAGGATATGGTTAGAACTAAGGATTTTGATATTATTGAAATGTTTTCGGATCCTGGTTTTATTTGCATAAATACAGAATCAATGATGTTCTATGGTAGAAATGGAGAATTCACCATTTCAAAAGTTTTGGATAAAGAAAAATCCATTGATATTATGTTTGGGGATGAAACCCGTTTAACGATCAGAAAGAGTTTTGACTTAACGTATGTTATGGTCATTCAAGAAGTCAATCCCAAAGGTGACAAAAAACACATTTATAGCTTTTCAAATGTTAAATTTGTTAAGTAAATAATAACAGATCATAAAAAAAAGGGGGTAGGGGGATATTTCGTTAAAAAAGTTTTTATAAATTCTACTTTTTTATCCCCACTTAATACCAGAATGCCCTTTTTTAATAAAATTCTCCAAATAATCTTTCATTTTATCCGAAAAATAATTAACAACAAATTCTGAAGGTAATGACCGAAATACATTAACATTTTCAATTTTTGGAAAGTGTCCATTATATATTAAAGATTTTGACCTTTTATCATATTTAAAGAAAAATTCATATCCATGTCTATTTCCCAATATTTTACCATCCTTATAAAGATAAACGGTGCCACTTAATGAATTTCTTCCATCATCTCCCCAATACAAAAGATCAGTTTTGATTTTTAATTTTTCCAATAATTTGGACATTATATTTTCAGATTGAGCTTCGGTGATTAATATTTTCATATACCCTTTTTTTCCAAAAAAATTTTTTTATAACAATGGGAGAACTATCTTCCAATTTGTTTTGCCTGTCGCCTTAATTCCTTAGCTCTAAATTCCAATTCTCTAGCTTGTCTTAATAGAGAATTTATTTCTTCAGCAGTTTCAGGTGTCATATATTCAATATAATCCGCCATATGACGATTATGTATACCTGACAAAAATTTTTTATTTGGTATTTTATTAATCTTAACATATTGACCATCTTTCATTAAATGCATAAATTTACCTTGACCCTTATTTACAAGAATCTCAGCATCCCAAGTTCCAGTATCATCAATATCACTTTTATTAATAATCCTCATTTTAGGTTCCTCATTAAGGATACGTTTAATAACATTTGTTAAATCTGATTCGGTTAATTTAATTATCTTTTTCATATTCAAAATCATTTAATAATCTTTTGTTCAAGGACTCCAATTAGTTGTTTTTTATAAAGACCGATTATTTTTATATACTCAGAAATTAAATTGTTTATATTATCTGTTAATCTTTGAATCAATTCCAATTCACGTTCATTTAAAAAATAAAAAGTTGTTTTGGGTAGATCACCCTTCAAATCCTTAACCTTAACTATTTTATAATCCCCATCTTTACTTAAATCCAAATAATACGGGGTATAACCTTTTTCAATAAATTCTAAGTTTGAAGCGTTTGAAATTTGGGAACCAAATACAATCCTATCATTCTTGGATTCGGTGATCACCCTTTTAACGATATTTGTTAAATCGTGCTCAGTTAATTTAATTATCTTTTTCATATAACATAAATACCACCAAATCAATAAATCTACCGATGAATAAGATATATTATATAACCCTCAATATCCCTTAAAATCTGATTAATGGTATTTCCCTTCGCATCCAAATATTTAAACTCACCGGAGTCCTTAATATGAACAATTCTTCCATTATTGAAGTATATTCTTTTATTAGTTCGTTTGGTTACAACAATATCATTATAACCTTCCCCAACATTTAATGATAATAAAAACTTTTCGGCGTCCTTAAAGGTCATAGGTTTAAATATATGTTTTCATAAAAAAATTTAATAAAATTTAAGATTAAGCGATTGTAATTGATTGATTTTATTGATATTGAAGAAAGGTGTGTTTATATAATAGTTAGGTTCAATCATTAATTTGTTTTGGTTTTAATTGTGTTACATCTATACCCATATCATATAGTTCAATCGCTTGGATAAACGATATTGAGGGATGAATTTCATTACTATGTTCTTCTACCCATTTACACGACTTATTTAATCGTCTCTCCAAACCTCTAAATTCTGGTTTTAATATTTCTGGTAAATCCCAATCTATTTCCATATTTTTATATTTTTTACAAAGGTAAAACAAATTAATGACAAAACCTAACAAATGATAAACAACATTAAAACGATTGTTTATCATCGGACGTTATGTGTAATGTTTTTACTCTTCCCAATCTCTGTTTATATATGAAAGTATATCTTTGGTTTCTTCACAAGTTTTACCAATGAAGTTTTCTAATTTACATTTATGTTCATTTTCATAATGTTGAATCCAATTATCAACACCAAAGATAACTTTCATTCTATCATTATATTCTTTTCTAAACATTTCTATGTTGTCCAAACTCAAAACACTACACATAACTTCAGATATATGTAATTTTTTATCTGTACTATCAAGTTCCGAGTTCTTATTATCTTTATTCATTATCTTTAAGTTTATTGTTTCAATTTAAGAAAAAACTACATATATCTGTAATAGTTATAAAACATTATAAACGACCACCCCATTCAAATTTTATATCATCAATATTATAGTCAATCCCATAATCTTGCTTCAATATATCAACTGCTTTTAGTTTTGCTTCATTTTCATTTGAAACAATACCACCTAATCTAACTTCTTTTCCATTTATAGTCATACTGTGATTAGTTCCAGCAAAACTTCCGTTCCAATAAAATTTGATTTCCATACAAATAACGTTTTATAACAAGGTATATGTGAAATACCTCATAAAGTTTCTACTAATTATTTAAGTTTGTCGTTAGGTACTTCACATATACCCAACCGTTAGCGGTAATTTTTAGAACGTCTATATTCCAAATAACCATTGCAAAAACAAATAGTTGTCCAACTAATTGACAATGCCATAATAAACCAATCATCATTCCTAAGTGCTTTATCGTAGTTTTTTACAATGGTTAAAAATCCAGCAGATATAATACTACCGAACATAAATAAACCTATGTACTTTAAAACTACCGCTAACAGCACATTGCCAAAAGTGGGGGTTTCGTTTTTCAAATCAACATTTTTCATATTATCAAGTTTTGTGTTTCAATTAAAAATTAGTGGTATAATGCCCCACCTTCGGCAATCCGCAAAACGTTATAAGTAATATTATTTTTGTTTTAACTTTTCTAATTTAAAAAATTTTCCACACTCATTACATAGAACATCTATAATAGGTAATTCTTTCTTACTATAATCATAATTGAAGTGGAAATTTTCTTCATTTCCACATTTAGGACAAACAATTTTTTCTCCTTCCATAATTTATAATTTTAATCGGTAAAACAAAAATAATACAACTTATAACAAGGTATAAACCACATTAAAACGATGCTTTATACCCAACCGTTAGAAACAATTAGAGTTGGAAACTTTCAGCGTTTTACAGAACTTGTCCAACCTGAACTCTAACTATTTCTAACAACAAATATACAACATTTTTATCAAACAAAAAAATTAATTTGAAACTTTCTACTAAAAAACGTTATATATTTGCAATCGTTATGTGTAATAATTTTTTACCCACCCACATTGAAAGATTTATAAATTTTACTTGTAAAATCTCTATTTCTCAAATCATTCAACAATAAACGTATTTCTTCAATACTATCCAAAGTTTCAACACTAAATCTAACTTTTGAATTAGTATCATATAAATCATTAAATTTCTTTATACCATTTTTTAAAATAACATCCGATATATCATCCATATTTGACAATGGATATTCAATTGATTCGTTAATGTTAAATCTGACAAATTTTTCAATTTGCTTGTTCATATCAATTCGGGTTTATTAAAAAATATAATAATAAAAAAAACTAAATCAAAACGCGCATATATTTTCTACATATAATTGGGCTCAATTTTTTCTTATATTGATAAACTGAACCCTAATAGATGTTTTTCTTGTTTGATGAGTTTCAACATATCCATACATTTTTTTGAATTCTGTTTTAAGAACAGAAATATGAATACCATCACTTGTTTTTTCTTTCCTTATTTCGGGTTTATATCTGAAAGTATCGGGTATTGGTGGATTGGAATAAACATCAATAATATAATCAGCAATTTGATCATCTCTATCATATCTTACCTTAACGTCAAACTCATATGGTTCGGTAATGAAATTTTTTGTAAGATATCTATTACCCAAAGTATTATAAAGTTTGGTCAGTACGGTAGATAGTTCAGTTAGATTCATATAACATAAATACTTAATAAAACAAAAAACCCCTCTTTATGGGATGGGCAGAACTAATTTAATTATTGATTTTGATATCTATCACTTAAAGGTCCCTGATTTATAATATAAACCTTTTTTGGTATTATATTGAATTTATCTGAGAACCATTTTTTGAAGAAATCAAAAAATAATAAATTATCAGTAACTTGGGGAAACCACTTTTTAAGATTACTATAAACAAAATTAGAAATCCATAAAGATTCATCATGTGGGTAATATTGCAATATGTAGGTAGGATTTATCCATTGACGCAAATTATCCCCATTATAAACAAATAATGTTGTATGGTCTTTTTTTGGTCTGACATATTTATATCTTACTTTCTTATAAAGAAGATTAAACAATTTATTCAGAATTTTAAAAAACTGTTCCTCGCTTATTACGATATCACTCATAATGTAAATTTTATATATAAATACCCAAATTTTCCAAAAAATTTTTTTAGTATAATGGGGGTATTATTTAAAACCTAACAACTTCCCAAGAAATGTCAGGTCTGTTTTTTGTTCCTCTTTTTACTTTCTTTAAATCCTTCATAGCCTCTTCCCTTGAGTCATATGATTTTGGGGGATTATCCATTTCTAAATGCATTTTTCTTCTAAACTCAATTGAAGTTGGTATCATGCTATATCCGTCGTCCCCTGTGTATATAAACATCCCGCGACCACGAATATGGTCGGGGTATGCCACAATATAATATTGGTCTTTGATTTCAGACTCATTAATAATCCTTTTAACCAATCTAATTAAATCAGATTCTGTTAATCTTACAACTTTTTTCATAATATATTTTTGATTATAAATACCCAAATTTTCTAAAAATTTTTTTTTAACATATCCCCCTTTTTTCACTTTGAAAGATATTTATAGTAAAGGAGGGATATATGGCGTACAGACCTTACATATGGAGAAAAAATAACCCTGAGAAAAGAACCGAACAAAAACGTAGGGAGAAAGTAAGAAGGTTATTAAGAGATAGGGGAATACTACCTGAATCAGGAGAACCTATGAATGAACAACAACAGGAGATATATAACCAAATAGGCAATAATGACTTTTCATATTGGGATGAGGTTAAGAAGGGAATTAAAAATGATGGGGGTTATGATAAACAAACTTTCACTAAAATAAAACCCCCTGAATACGTTATATGGTATAGAGCAAAAGAAAGTTCTAAAAAATATAAGAGAGATTTCGACATAGAAGTTTCAGATATATTCATACCCGAATATTGTCCATACTTGGGGTTAAAATTAACTACTGATATAAATGATAGGAATAGACCCGATTATTATTCTATAGATAGAATAGACAGTAGTAAGGGTTATGTAAAAGGGAATGTTCAGATTATCTCTTGGTTAGCAAACACTATGAAAAACAACGCAACGATAGAACAACTTTTGGTTTTTTCTGAAAACGTAATTAAGTTACACAGAGGTCAAATTTTCTAATTTTTTTTCCAGAATTTTTTTCGGGAATATGGGGTCCGTACTTGATGAAGGGGATTAAAGGGGGTAAAACACGTCATTTTGTCAGTATATGGTAGGGGGATACAGGGGAAGAGGGGGGTCCCACACCCTATAACCGTAAGAGGGGGGGACATAATACCCCCCACATTAACAAAAAACATATATGCCCCCTCCCCCTTATTATATATGATCTATTAAAGTGATGTAAAACTTATGACATATACAAATATTGTTAATAACTTTTTTGTTTGTTTATGTGGGGGGAAAGTTGTATCTTTGTAATGTGATAATGATTAAGTTCAGTCAAGGGTTGGGGACGTTAATGTCCGCTGTAAGCGTATACTCCAACCTGCTTTATTATATTAATAATAAAACCCCCATTTAATTATCAATGTAATAACCTAACCTATAATGAAATAAAAAATAATGATAATAATGTGGGGAATATTTTGTTAATTCAATAATTTATATTATCTTTGTGGTGTTAGTCAGGTGGCGAAAATTGGTTAGACGCTAAAATAATGGGTGGACAGCGTGCCATTGGGGAAGAACCAAGAAAGTTACGCATACAGGTTCGAATCCTGTCCTGACTGCATCTGTTTATCAGATTGGTGGAGCGACCTTTACGGTCCCAAATTATGTGGGGGAAACCCCACATTTTTTTTGATATATCAAATATTTTTCTTATCTTTGTATTGTTCTTTAAAAACAAGGCTTGGGTGGCGAAATTGGTAGTACGCGAGGGACTTAAATCTTTTTTGTATTCTGAATATATTTATAAGTATGAATCAGAAATATACAAAAGAAAATTTGGGACTGGTGGTTAGAGAATCAGGTTCAATAAGACAAGTTTTACAAAAACTAGGTCTTAAAGAGTCGGGTGGAAACTATGAAAACATCAAGACAAGGATTAAACAATTTGAGATTGATACCTCACATTTCCATGGAATGTTATGGAATAAAGGTAAACAGTGGTCTAAACAAAAAGACATCTCAAGTAAATTAGTCGAACACTCAACGTATTCAAGTGGGTTACCTGTGTCTAGCTTTAAATTGAAAAATCAATTATTAAAGTTAGGATATAAGGAACATATCTGTGAGATGTGTGGGAGTCTTGAGTGGTTAGGGGAAAAAATCCCTTTAGAACTCCATCATGTGAACGGTAACAGATTTGATAATAGAATTGAAAACATTCAATTATTATGTCCTAACTGTCATTCGTTCACAGATAACTATCGGGGAAAAAACATGAGTGCCAGAGGGGAAACCCTTTGAGTAGAACTCCGTAAATTCGGGGAAGCCTTTAAAATGGTAATCCCGAGCCAAGCCTGAAAAGGAAGGTGTAGAGACTAGACACGGAGAACCTACGTCAGAAATGATATGGTTAAGGTATAGTCCAGACTACAAACAACAATGGTTGGTGGTGAAAACCATAGTAGTAAGAAAATTCCTTGGTCATTGACCGTGAGGGTTCGAGTCCCTCCCCGAGCACGTATTATAACGGTGGGGTCAATTAGCATATTATTAATGAAACAGATTAATTTTTATCAATATGATAATCATACCTATAACAAAATAAAAATTATTGCTAATAAA